ATACAGTTGATTATCGAGGTCAGCCTATGACCGATATACCTAAATTGAAAGGTTCTGACGCTGTTAATTTTGAGTTGCAATTTCCTGATTCAACTACAATTGAGCTGTGGACAAAAAAAGTGTTTGATTATGAAACAGATAAACATCAATATAATTTTGAGATCGAAGTATCGAACACGATTGGGTCGAAATCAACATCTATAACATATAATGTTAGTGATGAGCTTGAAGTTCAGCAGCCAAAAATATCAGAAGGACAGATGTATATCATAGAACTTTCTGAGAATGTTATAAATACTCAAATTACATTAGAACACGATGGTGGTGAAGTGCCATTTGAATGGGAGTATCGAACAATACGGTGGGATGATGGGGATAGTTATTATGGAAATCAATGGTCTGACTCAACTATTAAATTGGAAGCGAACTATGATTTAACAAATGGTGTGATGTCTCATAATTTTTATGAAAAACGAAATTCATTACAAGATGATACGTATGATAATATTAGATTAAGTTCTTCACATCGTTTTATATTCAGGAGAACACCACTTGTTGAGCGATCTACTATGATGGCTGCTATTAGTTATATAGTCGAAGCCCGTTGCAGAAACTCTTGGGGGTGGTCAGACTGGGAAAGTGTTCAATTTGTTTTCTTTAACACACCAGTTCCAGCAAATTTATTGTCGTCTGTTTTAAGTAAGTGTGATAATGAAGACGCTACTACTTGTTTAAATACGCGGCAAGTTGAGTATTTTAATAATATTATTGGTCAGGGTGGTTATTATATAGATGATCTAAAAACAACTTCTTTTCAACGTTGGAATATGGCAAAATGTAAAAGTTTAACAAATTTTACAAGACATACAAGTGATAAATTTATGAAAGTAAAGATGGATACTCAATATTGGAACCTTGATTCTCTTGACACTTCAAATTTAGTAAATCTTTATAATTTTGTTTATTGTGACAGACACGCCGCTGATAATGCTGTTATTTATCATAGCAAGCTAGAACCATTTAAACATACATTTGATAATGCTCTTAATCTTGCCTTTAATGTCAGAGCCGGTAATGATATATACGTTACAACAGATGATGTTGATAGTATTGGGGCTGGCGGTGCAATATCAATACTTGATCCATTATCACCGCTGCCTTCCGATGCAGGTCTATGTACACGATTTTATTTTAAAAATTTTAATGCAAAACCAAAAACACCAAGATTAGATGCTAAATATTTTGTATTTAAACCAAATTTAACAGTTGGAACCTTAGTTGACAATACTTATCATGCGGTTGTAGTTGATAGTATTTTTGCCCATGGACAAGATGTTGTTGGTGGTGAAACTACATGGTACACATATGGTACAAATCCGGGTAGAGCAATTTCTTCAACGATCATTAGAAACCCAAATCCAAATAATGATGGTGCAATTATGCTACTTAAAGACGTTAACGCAAGTGGTATGAATATAGATTATATAGGGGGTTCATGTGATCCTTCTGCAATGGTGAGACTATATATAGCATTTGAATATGATGGGAAAATTCTGGTTGTGAATGATTCACACTCTTTAAAATTCACTATGGTGATTGCAAAAGATGCCTAAACCAATTTTTGAGGTTACATCAGCTAAAATTATTACAAAAACGTCTGGATCAAAAAAACTTGATATTTCTATGTTGGGTACGTTGAGTGTTCATTCATCTTTGTTTGATCCAGTGATGACGTATTCCTTCAATTTCAATGATACAACTGATATTATTAATAGAGAAAAAGTAAAGGCTGGTGATGAGATTGAAGTCGTTGTGAAAGAGAAAGATTCTTCTTCCAAGACCTTTAAAATTGTCATTGCAACAGTTTATCATAATGCAGGTAGTGATAAAGTCGGTCTTTTTTCTCCAGTGTTGATCAAGGGTTTTGATAAGAAAACCTATAAAATTCTTACACAAAAATCAAATATTTGTTTTTCTTCAAAACCAAAAGGGATAGATGAAATTGTTAAAAAGTTTATTTTTCCAGATATACAAATTAAATCAAAACCACAAAATAAACTAAAGCAGTTTTTATCTCATCCAAATGAAACAAAAAAACGATCTTTAAATAGATTATTATCGATAGCGGTCTCTCAAAAGACAAAATATGGTAATGATAATATTGTGTATCAAGATTTTTTTGAAGATGGTAAAGTTTTTATGGATTCTTTCACAAATCTTGCAAGTAAAGGTGCGAGTGGTGAACCATTAGTACTTGATGCAACAAATATTCATTATAAAAAAGCTGTTTTGGATTATAAACTAAATGATAAAACATTTGTTGATGGTTATAAAGTGATACGTTTTAAAAATATTGAAGCTGAAAATATTGCTTTTAATCCAGATGAAAAAAAAGTTGAGAAGCAAAAGATTAAAACTGAAAATCAGGATGTGAAAAAACAACTTGGTGATTATATTTCTGAAGAGCCTATACAGAAGTTTCAAGTATTTAACGATAAAGAAACATTGAAAAAAACTGGTGGTGAACATATAGTATATAAAAATAATATTACGTTGGATTTATTGTTACCGGGTACTTTTAAAAAGGATGTAATTGGTTTGGGAAAGGTGATTAAGATCAGATTTCCAGATAAATATGAGAAGAAAAAACGAGAATCGTTAAATGGTAAATTTTTAGTTACTCATGCAGCTCTTCATGTCATATGTGATCAAGGTTTAGCAAGAATAAAGGTTAGATTGGTCAAACTCTAACTTCATCTAAAAAGGTTAACGTTTGAGAAATCTACCAAATTTACGAGATGCAGAAAAGGTTAAGGTCAAAGGTTTAATATCAGAATATACAATTCGACCGTGGTCAAACAATGATGTTATATTGTTTAATGATGAAAAAGAACAGTTAAAATACCTTCTCAATGATGGTGTGATCACTAAAGAAGTTTTTCAAAACAAAATTTTTGAAAAAGCGTTTGAAAAATTAGTACTTCCAAATATAATTCCAACACCAAAGAAAATCCCAAATGTATTTGATCAACGTTTGATCTTTATTGAAATGTATGCGATAAGTAGAGGGATTGAGATAGAAGTAGTTTATGAATGTCCGAATTGTTTTGATGAAAACGCTCCAGAGCATGAAAAAAATAAAGACAGTGAAGTGTCTACTTTTATTTTTGATTTGTCCGAAGACATTGATGTTAAAAACGAAGTAGAACCGAGTAAATTTGTCATTGAAGTTCAAGGCAAAGAAATTGTTTTTCATCTCAAATCTGATTTTGATTTTACATATAATGAAGATGATTCTTCTGAAATTATATCTTTGAAATACTTATGTTCTTTCGTTACATATCTTGAAATTGACGGTGTGAAAGAGTATCCTGAAATTGAGGAATTGGTCAATTGGTTGGCAAACGAAATACCAGAAATCCCCTATAATGACTTTTTAACAAAAATGGGTAGTTGTATTCCATATATACGATATGAGAAAGCTGACATAGTTTGTGAACATTGTGGTTATAAAAGCAAATATACTACAAATCAGTTACCGGATTTTTCTTTGCTGGGGTGGGAATAAGCATTGATGACACGACCTCAGCTATTGATTTATTGTCATCATTACGTGTAGTTGGTGTTTCAATTGATTTAGAAGAGTTGCTTAATTACTCTCCTATTCAGTTAGAACTTTATATTCATAGTCATATGAAAATGGTTGAAAGACTGCAACAACAAGAAAATTCATAAAATTTTAAGATTGTTTGTGTTATAATATACACAACATAAAATTATATAAAAGATAAAGTAGAAGGGATATTTTTGAATCTAACAAAAGAAGACATATATGGTGTGTCAGACCAAGAGTATCAAAAACAGCTTCAAGAACTTGTTGAAGAAAAAATGAAAAAAGGTTTTTTCCGAAAAAAGAAAGATGTCAACATCAAAAAACTCATTGAACAGTTTGATATTGGTCTTTTAAAGGAACGGTATTTATCGATCTCAAAAACCTATAAGGTTCTGAATGAATCCTGCTTTGAAAATAATGAAGAATATTTGAAAATGATTGACAAGCTTGAAGCTCATCTTCACACAATCCAAGACAAAATTAAAAGAAAAGAAGAAAGATTGAAAACATTATGAGTAAACGAAAAAAAGTATCAGCTCCAAAGAAAGTTGGTGGAATGGCTATCACACTCTCGTTGATTGTTGGATTACTACAACTCATGGACGACGGTCGGCAGAAGAAAGAGATGATGAAGCAGGTTCAGACAACACTAAATTCTGCAAACATTGTCTGCGATAAAGTCATAGACAAAAATCCCACAATTGATCTAAAGATATGTTATGACTACAAACATAACGGTGCTAGTATGGTTCAATATACATTGCAAGGTGATCTGGTCAACAAGCGTAACATTTCCAAAAGACCGAGATTCTACCGTGAAAAGAAGCTTTCAGAAGATCATCAAATAAGACCTTCTGACTATGTGAAAACCACAGGTTCAGAAACGCCTAGTTATTCTTACGATCTCGGTCATCTTGCACCAGATGCTGCTTTTGATCACACTAAGCGGTCACTCTTAAAGGTCTATACAATGGCAAATGTAGTTCCACAGGAAGCATCATTTAACCGTGGTGTGTGGGCTGATCTTGAAATGCAAGAGCGTGCCGTTGCGGTTGATGAGAAAAAAGCAACGGTGACTATTTTGTGTTTGTATGGAAAGAATCATCTGGTGAAAAAAAGTGGGATGTCCATGAAGAGATATGTTGGCATCCCCGACTCTTTCATCAAGATCATAGATAGCCAGAGGGGTCGTGAGTGTTACTTTATGATGAATAAACCAACTAAAAAACCGTTTACTGCTTTTAGAGTTGATTGTGAATCGATTGTCAAGCGATTAAACTCCTTTTAAGCCTTTCTATGATAAAATCAACATAACTTTTAGAAAAATCAAAGAAGGAAAAATAAAAATGGAATATTTAGAGTCAGCATACGGAAACAAGGCGACAATCAGCAGGTACACTTCAGAAGAACACGCACAATCTATCCTAAATGACATGGACTTAGCTGGGAACACAAATTGCGTGGACTGCATCGGGTGTCGTTTGTGTGATGAGTGTATCGAATGTGATGACTGCTACTCTTCATCTTTTTGCAAGGAATCTACAAATTTACAAAATTGTGAAAAGTGCATTAACTGTCACAATCTCGTGAAGTGTGAAGAGTGTGAGAAATGTTTTGATTCAGGATTTTTGTATGATTGCAAGAACGTGAAAGACAGTGAGAAAGCCAAAAGTTGCACCGATTGTGAAGAGATGTACGATTGTGAAGACATGGAGAAGTGTGAAGATTGTACTGAATGTAAGAAATGTTATGATTGCCATGGTCTGGAGAACTGCACAAAACTTTATGAATGCAATGGCTGTAAAGATTGTAATGATTCTGATGAGCTACTGGATTGTGAAGATTGTGACGACTGTATCAAAATCACTGAATCAACTGGACTGAGAAGTTGCGAGGGGTGTCGTTGGTGTGCAGACTGTACAAACTGTATCGATTGTGATAAATGCTCTGATTGTGAAAATTGTGAAGATGTTGCCGATTCTCAAATGTGCAAGTATTGTACCTCAAGTCATGAGCTATACAAATGTTCAAAATGTTATGATTGTATTAAATGTAATTATGCTGACAATTGCACCAGATGCAAAAGGATTAACGGTTGTAAGAACCTCAAAGACGAAAAGAACAAAGAGTGCGACTCCAAAAGATGAAAACATTCGGCACCAATGCTCCAACATTCGACAACGGGAAAATCGACAAAAAACAAGATGATTTTCTGACGTTCATCAAAATCGACGATCAACTCTTCAGGGTTGATTTTGTCGGTTGGCGTGGTGTCTATCAATTCTCGTTTGACCAACTCAAAGACGGTGAAGCAATCTTCGGTGAAGATGTTCATCTAAAAAACCCCAAAGACTTCATTTCAATGATCTCAACACTTCAAGAAATCTTTGAGACGTTTGTTTGGGAAAATGAGACAGTGACTGAAATCTTCTTTTCGGCTGCTACACCACAGCTTCAGTCGCTCTATGAAAAACTTGTCAAAAGAATCAATAAAAAATCAATCCTCATCGACACTGATTTTGACAAAGAACAAAAACTTTTCATTGCAACAGTCGGCTGATATTTGCTTCACTGTTGCTTCATAATTTAGTAATATCTTTTCACAAATGTCCCTAAAAATCGGGTTTTTTATTCATTTTTTGCTTCATTTTAATTAACTAAAATTAGAAATAACTTTTTTATAAAGGAGAAATATTGAAAAAAATAATTTATTTAGTCATTGTATCATCTTTTCTTTTGATCGGTTGTTCATCAAAACAGGAAAGTGTATCAAAGAAATATGATATTGTAAAGATTGTACCATATGGTTTTAAAGAAGCGTGTAGAAATTGTAATCCCGGATATACGACTAAAGAAGTATGTGGGAAATATTTCAATGCGTCATGTGAACGAAAGGTAAAAAGTGTGTCAATAAAAGAGCAGGTAAAAGCGACTAAACCTTTAAAAAAGAAACTTGATGTGTTGAATTTAAAACCCGGTCAAAGTCTTAAGATTTTTGTTCCTTCTGGTCGAATTGTTATAAAAGCTGAAGACATCGAAAAGAGTAAGAAATGAGCATATTCAAACATAAGAAAATTAAACAGTTTCATGACGAAAGGCAAAAAGTAATGACGGTTGGTATAGGTTTGACAACAGCAAAGATTATTCAAGCTAACAATCTTTCAACAATCGAATGGACTGATGATTTGGTTGTATATGGAAAAGATGAAGATTGGAGGGTTCCTAAACCAAATGCATTTGGAATCAAGCAAGACGATTGTGATGGGTTCATGTCTAATGCAATGAATGCGATCAGAAAGTTTCCAAAAGAAGTTCCAGAATACATCTTTAAAAAATATGGGACATCATATCTTCAATATAAAGATTGGAATCTTGATCCTGTATCAATTGGGCTTTTTTATGTGTTGGTTGAGAAGGAAGAAGGTAATAATACAGATGGAACATCAAAACGCGGTGGTCATGCAATATTATGCATTCTTGATAAAACAGGGAAAGATGCTTGGGTGATTGATAATAGACAACTTTCATATAAAAACATTGATTTTCTGACCCAAGAACAAGCTGATTATCTTAATTCGCATTCATTTCCATATTGGTTTGCGGAAAGAAATCCATTTGGAAAAGATTTTGTTGAAGCAGACACACCAAAAGTGTCAGATATTTTCAAAGAAAATGATATTGATAAATCATATCTCTTTTTGTCTGGAAAATGTTTGGGTGATAGTAAACATTGTCAAGATTGGACTATATGGCAATCTCCAGAGTGGGAATGGATGGCTCCTATAATTGAAAAAAGTCAAAAACAGGCAAGAAAAGAAAACCTTTTATAGGTTTTTTAACTTCTCTGTGAATTTGAGTTAGAAAGGAAAGTCAACATGGCTAAAAGAGAGTTTAGAGTTAAAGGAAACTGCTCATTCGGTTTACCAAATATCACGGGTGTTATAGCTTATTTGGAAAACGATGTTGTGGTTTATGAGGGTCTTGCAGCGACGGCAATAGATATGTATCCGGGATATTTTGAAGAGATTGTAAATCTTGATGAAACTCCTGAAGAAGTGGTAAAAATTGAGGAAGAGAAAATTGAGGAAGAGAAAATTGACGATGAAAATAGCGTCGGTGGTGATAGTGACAATGTTGATGGTGGGGTTAGCATGGGTGAACCTGACATTAGCGGTAGTGGCGATGATACCTCTGGGTCTGAAACTGAAAATGTTGAACAGCCAGATGTGAAAAAACCCGAAGAGGTTAAAGAAGAGAGCAAACCAAAAACAACTCGTCGAAGATCGACCAAATCAAAAACTAAAACAAAATAAAAAGAGGTAAAAAATAATGCAAGCAATCGCATATAAACTAATCATGGTATTGATTCAATATTTAACATCAAAAGAGTTCATTGCTATTATTGAACAAAAAGTTGCACAATGGCTACATCAAGGTGAACGCAATCCAGATGCAATCGTTGATCTTGTGAAAAATGATAGCGAGATTCAGCAAGAAAAACCCGGTGGTTTAAAAGACATGATTTTTGATATGGCAATCAACGCCATTACACATGAAGAGATGACAAAACGACACGTCAGAGTGGCTCCTGAGCCAACATCTACGGCTGGTAAAGCTTTGGCTAAACAAAAAGTTTCTGCTGCTAAATAAACATTCTTAGAGATGAAGAAGGGTGTAAATCCTTCTTCATTTTCAAAATCTTCTATTATCTATCTTTCAATAAAAAGAAATTACACATGAGTTGGAAAACAACAATTAAGAATCCTAGAACCCAATTACATGGTTGTTTAAATGATAAAAATATTACACTTCGGTCTTCATGGGAAATGGAATTTGTTCAAATATTGGTGAAACTCAAACGCCAAGGACAAATTGTTGGTTGGGGTTGTGAAATGACTGTTTTTGAATATTTTAATCCTGTTAAAAATAGAATGGCTAGATATTTTATGGATTTTACCATTTTTACAAACTCCGATCAGGTGATATTTGTAGAAGTAAAACCAAATGCCCAAACCAAACCTCCCAGAAAAGGCAAAAATCAACGAGCTTACTTTAAACGACTTGCAACATATAAAGTGAATGAAGCAAAATGGAAAGCAGTTGAAAAATGGTGTAAAGCACAAAATGAAAAGGAAGGTCGTCAAAAATTCATCTTCACTATTCGTACAGAAAAAAATTCTGGTTTCGGGTCATTGACAAAAGCTAAGAAAAAACGAAAGAAATAAGTTTTCTAAGTTTTATTTAAGAGAGACTGTGGTATAATCTTTTTACATAAAAATTAAAACAAAGGAAATTCATTGAAAATAACACCATTGGGAAAAGAGTTGTATAAAAGTCTCAGTACTGTGTCTCCAACTATGAAGATTGAGAAAGACGCAATTTATGCAATTGCTTCAGGTTTTGGGTTTGGTATTTATATACCAAATGAGTCACCACATATTGAAAACATTGATAGTACGTTTGGGGTAAGAAATGTGTCACAATTGCTTTCTGTTGTCGGTGATAATGAGGTTGATGTAAAGGTCAACACATATAGTATAGAGGTAAAGAATGGTAAACAAAAAGTCGTTCTTGGGCGGGTATTTGACGAGTCATTAAAAGACTACAATCCTAAAAATATGGATGCTTATAATAATGGTTCAACAATTGTTAGGTTTAATTACACTCAGAGTGATCACAAAGAAGTGACGCATATGATGTCTATATTGGGTGTAAAAGATATTAGTATTGTAAAAGATGAACAAGGAAATCTTGTTTTGAAGGTTTCCGATAGTGCGTCACCCGGCACAAATGAGTTTCAGCATGAGTTATCTGATGCAGTGATTGGGAATGTTACATTCAATGAAATCATTGCGGTACTCGGAACTGCAAAAAGTGTTACAAGTTTTGATTGTTTACATTCAGGTGTCGATTATAACATGGAGTTTCGTTTATGCAAAGACGGTGAAGGGAATGATGTTGTCCTACAACACATTGCTGCCGATATTCCTAAAGAGGTCGGTACATTAGAATATCTATTCGCATCAGCTAAAATTTAACATCCACTTCATCATTAACTTCTATTAAAACGGAGAGTTAATGATGGAGACTACAACAGCCCGTCTAAAATTTACACAGGCTGATCTTGATGAAACTTTAAAAAAGAGTTTTATCAAAGAAAAATCAGATAAACTTAAATCCACAAAAATGAGTGTTGAAGCTGCAAGAGCTATTAACACCGAGCTAGAAGACCTTCCTTCTATGAGTGATATTTTTGCTAACAAATCAGAAAAAGGTATTGATTATAATTCTCTTGATAGAGATGCTAGAATTAATTTATATCGAAGAGCCGCTGAAGATATAGATTGTTCTTCAGCATTAGAAGAGATAATTTCAGAAGTAATACAAAACTTTGATATGCCGTCTCTTGATGTTAGTAATATTCCAGATAGTATTCTTTCAAAAACTATTATGACTTCTTTGAGTAAAGAATTTAAGAATATTCTGTCTATTATCAAATATTCAAAAGAAGCTACAAATATGTTTGAACGTTTATTTGTAGATGGGTTGATTGTCGGTGAAATTGTCTATGATAATGCAAATATTAAAAAAGGTGTAATTGATTTTTCTTTACTCTCACCATTTGGTTTCAAAGAAGCTTATGATAAAACGGGTGAATTTATTGGATATTGTTTTACCCAACAGTCCGTTTTTCATGACCCGGAAGATATAGACCGTTATGTCTTTAAAAAAGAGCAAATTGCTAAAGCAACAATGACAAAGAAGGTAAATTATAATTTTGAAGACCATCTTCAATCAGGTGATTTACTTTCTCAGATAAAATCAGTTGATGTAGGTTATATTCATCCTATACTCAAATATGTTGAAGCTAAACAAAATCATGAATTTTCATTGGCAGTGTATAGACAATTGTTCAGTTATCCACGCTATGCTTTTTCAGTCCCTATCGGTAAATTAAATAAAACAAATGCTACAACATATATTAAAACCGTCAGAGAACGTTTTAAAAATGATTTCAAATTCAACACACAGAATTTCAAAATGGAAGGTATGAATACGGTTGAATCTTTAAGAGATCATTTTGTTTTTCCAGTACGAAACGGAGAGAGCGTATCTGTTGATCAAGTTATGGGTGGTGATACTTCTTTTATTAAAGATCAAGAGGATATTGAATATTTTATCAGAAAAATATATCTTGGTTTGCATATTCCTGTTTCACGTTTGGATGAGTCTTCGACATTAGATTTTTCTGGTACTGATATTTTGATGTTAGAGAAGAAATTTCTAAGATATGTCAGATCATTGCAAAATAAATTTCAGCAATTTTTACTTGAAGTATTAAAATATCACGTTATTGCAAAACAAATCATCACATTGGAAGAGTGGAAAGCGATTGAAGGATCGTTGAATGTCAGTTTTCCAGAAGAGCAAAAATCAGTTTTTATCAATCATAATATAGAGATGTATGATAATGCAACTGATACTTATTCACAAATGAAAGAAAGTGGTGTTGTTGGAAAGCTCATATCTTATGAAACTGTTATGACAAAGATTTTTAATATGAGCCTTGAAGAAGCAAAATCAGAACTTAAAAAAATAGAGGAAGAGAAAAAATCAAAAGAGTGGGCTGACTTTTATGCCGAACCTGCCGAACCAGAAGGTGGTGGTGGGAGATACAGATGAGTTTAATCAGGCAATCATACCATTTAGATAATGAATATCTTAATATTCCAGATATTACCATCAGAGAAACTATTGTCTGGAGTGATTTGAATACAACCTTTAGAGTTAAGAACAAAGATATTATACAAGATGTAAACATTGTTGCTTTAAGAAATGCTTTGGAAAATATTATAACAACATCAAGATATGAGGTTCCCGGTTTTCCAGAGTTTGGTATGAATCTGGAACGTTTTATTGGTGAATTTAACGATGAATTGACTGTCGAGGAGATTAGTGATTTTGTTAAAGAGCAGATTGAAAGATGGGAACCAAGGGTTGTTTTTGATAAATTAGAGATGATTCCTACAAATGATCAAAATTCTTTACAGTTAAAAGTTTATTTTACAATCAAATCTTCAGATAAGCCAGACATTGTAAATATAAGGGTGAATAGAAGATGAATTTTTTTGATTATTTTCCAAACGGTAATATTTTTTATAATTCTAGTTTGACGATTGAAAATGGATTTAGTCAACTCAATAAAACTATGCTTCTTTTGTCAGAAAAAATCAATGAATATAAAAAAGATGTGACTAAATATACAGTGATACAAAACACTCAAAAAGATTATATTGATCTTGCTTATGAATATTATGATGATAAGAGTTTATGGTGGGTGATCGCATATTTCAATGATCATTTTGATATTATGAATTCTTTTGTTTTGTATGATGAAGCCGATCGTAAAGTTGAAGAGTGGTATGAAAGTGTATTATATTTTATGGGAGCGTTGTCTGAAGGTGCTCATGATGCTACTATATCAATGGCTTTTACATATGCTTATCCTTTTTCAGATGTGATAGATATAAATGATCAGCGTGATATTGTAATGGTCATTGATTTATTGAGAGAATTTTTTGTGGTGGTGCAAAAAGAATCTATACAAAATGCAATAATTAAAGCAAATGAAGCTATAAATGAAGGTGATTTGTTTGATGATTTAGATATTGAAGAAGCTTTTAAAAGTTTCTTGTATGCTAAAGCTCTGAAATCATTGGATACATTAACAGTAAAGATTCCAGTTTTTGAAGTAGTTCAGGAAATGATTGATCTAATGGAAGAAAATTCAGAAAATTGGAGAAAGCACAATGAAAAATAGATCGGTGAATAATTTAGCAGATCAGGGCAATGTATATATCACATTTTCAGGAAAAAATCTTGAAGATAGTTTATCATTTTTGAAGTATTTTGTGATAGGATTTCAAACACCATCAGTTTCGTATGAGAACATTGAAGAAAAATGGGGTGGTGAAAATCTAAAGATTCAAAGTGGAGAAAAACAATTTGGTGATTTATCGGTGGATTTTTTGGTTGATGAAAAATTGTATGTCTATGAAGATTTATTGCGACTCGGTGATCTTTTGCATTGTACAGAAGATTCAGAGGTTATCATTGACCTTTTCATGATAGATGACTTCAAAAAACCTGTTGCAAAATTAGAGTTTTCAAGCATCATCATCAACAATATTGAGCCATTGACCTACACTTTTCAAGATGGAATACCTCAGATTGAATTGAATGTTGACTTTGGTGTTGCTGATATGATTTTTAAACGAATTGGAGATGATAATGATTAGATTCCCCGATAATATTGCAACAATGCCATATTGTACTTTTCAAATAAAAGAGTTCAAAGGTTATGATATTAGTATGATCAACGATCCTCAAAAATTTAACATAGAAACTAATATTTCAGAAACAGTAGCGTTACCATTACCTGATCAATTACAATCTGATTTGAATGCTAGTTATGGAGAGTTTCAATCATTATCGGGTGTACTTGGGGATGCGTTAGAGAGCGTCACTAAGTCAGTAAGTTCATGGGCTAAAGGTTTATCTGGTGCAGATGTGTATAGACCGACCGGAGCATTATTTCAAAATACATCGTCACAGACTCATATTTTTTCGTGGTCAAATTTGATACCAGAGACATCTTCCGAAGCTCAAAATATAGAAGATATTGCTTCTGCTTTAAGAAAGGCTTCTCTTCCAAATGTTGCTTCTGGTGTTTTGGCATTGTCACCAGATGTGGTATTGATAAAAATTAAAGATCAAAAATTTTTTACATATATAGACTCGTTCATTACAAATGTTTCTTTATCAACGAATACGTCACCTGTGAATATGTATCAAGATGGTCATTTTCCTTCATACTCTTTAACAGTACAATTTTTAGAGGTAACAGCGAGAACAAAACAAATTGAATCTAGTTTACGTTGATGTCATAACTTTTTTCTAAAAACGGAGTATATATGACTCAGCCAGTAGTATCACCATTTGGCAAAGATTCTCTTGATATAGAAGCAATAAAAACATCATTGATAGAAACAATCAAATCAACATCAGATCATTTCAACGATGTTGATTTTAAAGCTTCAAATATTTCATTATTGCTAGATACTTTAGCGTATAGTGTTTTTTCTATCAACAACACATCCTCAATGTTATTCAATGAAACACAAATTTCAACTGCAACAAAAAGAAATAATATCATACAATTAGCAAAAAATCTTGGTTATCATTTAACACGTGTTATTTCTGCGAAACAACGTATTGTCTTGAAACCAAAAAATGAAATACCTTCTGGAGCGTCGTTGATTCTTCCCAGATTTCATCGTTTTTTAGTGAATGATGTTGTTTTTTACAATGATAGTGATCTTGTGTTTACAAGTAATGACAATAATGGAAAAGAAGTAAAGATTAAAGAAGGGATCATCATTGATAAGACAATTGATGAACATCTTGCTTTTACAATTGATAGAGATACAATTCAAATTCGTCTTCCTTATCGAGATATTGAAGAAGATTCAATTGAAGTTTATGTGAAAAAAGCTGGGGAAAGTACATTTTTAAAATTTGATAGGATACATTCATTATTGGATTTTGAAGACCCAAAACCATCACCGAATAAAAATGTGTATTTTGAAGATTTTGATACAGATTCAGGTTTTGTGATTTTGAGGTTTTGGTTTGCTAACACAGGAACTGTATTGAAAGATGGTGATGAGGTTGAAATTAGATTCGCTCTATCTATTGGTTCAGATGGAAATAATTTAATTGATACATCGATTACGACTAATGATCTGTTTGACAATCTTGGAAACCCAAACTCATTAGAAATTGAACAGGTGATTGATAAATCTTATGGCGGAGCTTCTGAAGAGTCAAACTATTCTATACAAACAAACGCTCCAAGATTTTATAACTCTGCAAATCGGTGTGTAACAGAGGATGATTATGAAGCTCATTTAGAGATGAACTCATTGGTTGACAAAGCTTCGGCGTGGGGCGGTGAAACAATGCCACAAATTTTTAAAGGTCGAATCTATTTTTCAGTCATACCACAGGATAAAACTCAACTGTTTATTGATCAAACAGGCATTACTAAATTACTTGATCAGCTTGCTAAAAAACGAATTGTCTCAACTGAAAGAGTTTATTGGCATCCGCTTTATTTTATGATTGCAGCAAAAATAAAAATACTTGGTTCTCTTTTAAATATACAAGAAAAAGAAGAAAAAATTCGTGAATTATTTACAGAATCCTACAATACAAATTTTAGAAGTTTCAAAGCAAACATATATTATGCAAAATTGGTGAGGGACATTGAAGCTGTTTTCGCTGAAGATCGACAAGCGTCGGTTGAAGTCAAACTGGATTCTAAAATAAGAGTTCATTCAGCAAACTTTGAAGAAGGTTTATTTATAGATGATGAAGAACAATGTCATGAATTTAGTAAAGACTTTATTATTAAACCTCATGTTATAGATATAACTGAAGATAATCAAACTGCTTTTCCTTTAATACTTTCTGGTAGTGACGAAGCTCAAATAGCATCAGTTAGACTTAATACTGGTCAATCATTATCAAGAAATTATGTGTATAATAAAGAAGAAAACACGCTGTATATAGTTGGGGCTGATGATAAAATAAAAAGTGGTGGGTATATAGTTGTTGAGGAAGGTTTGAAAAAACCTATAATTTTGTATGTTGAAGAAGAAGGTCAACAACGATTTCAATTATTAGAGCCTTTTAAATTAGAAGAAATTTCACAACTTTCTTCATCACAAGGTCAATCATTCTTAAAATCGCAAATAAAACTCGAAGACAATGGTACAGTATTATTTATTCAGAATGTTGAAGATGCTGCAAAACTTAAAGTTGGTCAATGGTTGGAAGTGACATTTACAAATGAGCAACAAACGGTTGTTGATGTAATGGAAGATGGGCAGACGGAATTTGTTTTACCAGACCCAAAAGGTATCAGAATAATTACAAATGTTCAAGCTTCAACTGGTCAAAGTTTAATGAAACAATATGGTGTTATTGGAAATAGTTTAACTGTCAACCCGTCTATACCATTAAAGAAGGGTGATTATGTAATTGTTGGTACGCAACGTAATGAGTATAAAGGAAATTTAATAGTAACACTCCCGGTCATTCCTTCAGAATTTTTTCTGGTTAAAAATGGGGAAAAGATTCCTGCAAATGGAAAGGACATTAAAACATATTTGTTAAATGGGTGGGAATTGATTAAGTCGATAGAAAGTATTGATGGCATGGAAATAACCGGTGATGGAATAACGGTTGTTGATCATGGGACGATAACATTGCCTAATGGTGTTGAGATTAAATTAGATTCTGAAATATATCATGAGTCGATTGGTCAAATTGGTACTATAAATTGGAATAGTGCTGAAATGTCTTTATCACCAGAATTTTGGTTGAATTATATCCAAAAATTGTCAAATAATCCTGAAGAGCAATTTTTTGATTTTCATTTAAAGTTTAAAAATTGTAACACACCTTTATCTTTGCAATTGAGAAGAAATCTTTTTCCAATCATTGACACAATTGCTTTTGAATAAATGATTAATGAGAGTTTAAGTATCTTCTAGTTATAATATGTTGTAAAATAATGTAACTAGGGGATATGATGAATCTTGTAAAACAGTTTATTAAATACATACCTATCGAAGGTAAAATAAATTTCACACCCCAATATGCAAATTTTAGATGTCCCGTGTGCGGTGATTCACATATAGATAAATCAAAGAAAAGAGCATACATTTTAAAAGGTGTTGGTGACAAAATTCCAACATTTTTTTGTCATAATGAGGGGTGTCATGAATTATATCCGTCATTTTATCAATTGTTAAAAGAGTATTCCCCTCAGCACGCAAATGAATATTTATCAATGAAACAGGGGTATAAACTTCGGTCATTGGTGAAAAATCGTGAAGAACAATTAAATGAACTTCAAAAAGCTGTCATAAATGTTAAAACAAAACCAAAAAAGAAAGAGGAAAAAGAAAAACCTTTTTTCAAAGATGAAACTTTTAGACTTCGTTATGATCTAAAAGAATTTTATCTTGGGTTTGAAGACATACCAATCAAGGTTCAAAAAGAACTTCCACAGGTTGCATTAAATTATTTATCATCACGAGGTATTGAACCCAATGATTCAATGATGTGGTCTCCTGATAAAACATCTATTTTATTTTTGTTTCGTGACCCTTCACAAACAAAAAATATTTTTGGTTATCAAAGACGCTCTGTTTTAGAAAAACGTTTTAAAATATCATTATACTCTAATCATTTTCCGAAACTTTATGATCCATCACCTGATAAGAGAAATAGGAAAAGAGTCTATTTGGTGGAATCGGTGTTTAACGCCCTTTCATTATCACTTAATGATGAGGAAGATGTTATTTCTATTATGGGAACTCATTTAACATTAGAACAACATGAATACATCCTTAAAAAACATGGAAGAGATGTTGAGATTGTGTTTGCATTAGATAATGATGAAGCTGGAAAAAAGAAAATTAAGCAAATGATCACAATAAATAGAAAAAATAAATTTGCTAAAAATTATCTTAATTGGAGTGAATGGAAATATGTTAGCTATCCTTCATGGTGGAAGGAAGGAATTGACATTAATGATGTGTTGAGGTTAAACTTGTTGACAAAAGAACAAATCACACAAACACTCAGAGACAATGCAGTGACTAAAGCTAAAGCAATCATTGCTATTAGATAATTTTCTTCTTTAACTTTTCATTACAAATGAAAAATGAAAAGGAATATAAAAATGGCAAAAAAAGAAAATGGTCATGCTTTGGACGATCTCTTCAAAGCGATTCAAACGTTAGATGAATCAATTCTAACTGATGATTTTAAAAAGAAGTTGACTGCAAGTTTCGATAAAGCGGTTGATGAAAAAGCAGGTGATTTGGCTCAAAAACTTGATGAAAGTGTTACAGCTGTTATTGCAACAAAAATCAAAGATGATAAGGATATGTTTGACAAAGCGGTCTATGCAAAATCAAAACGTCACGAAAGACGCTTGAAAAGACACATGGATGAAAGTGTTGAAAAAGAGATGGGTTCACTTGCTCAAAAACTTGACGACTATGCAACATATGTTGCAAAAGCATATATGAAACAAAATCGTGTGAAGCTGAAAGGTCAAGGAACAATTGCTAAAGCAAGAGCGATGGATGAAGCGTTGAAGGTGTTTGGTGCTAAAGTCGGCACAGAGACAAACACTGACCTTAGACGACTTGTCAAAGAGAACGAGTTGATGGCTAGAGAGATGACTGATCTCAAACGTGAAAATGTTCTTATGAAAGTCACAGCCGACTTGTCGGAATCAGCAAAAGAAAAAGTGTATGATCTTTCCGAGTCGATTCCATTTGACGATAAGTTTGCAATGAAAGTGAGAAAGCTCAAAGACGGTATTGCAAATGGAACAATGACACCATCACGCAAAACAACTCCAAAAAACACTCCAAGTCAACCTACTAAAAGAAGTTGGCAGTCATAAAATTTTAAACTTCGACAGGTGAATTTTATTTCACCTGTCTTTCTTCTTATAAAAAATATTTTCCCTTTAACTTTTCTTCGTAAATATGAAAAAATATCAAAAAGGAAAATAAAAAATGGCAAAAACATTTAATCTTGATGAATCAATTGTACGAAAAATTGATGAGTCAGTAGCTACATTGAAAAAACCAATTTTGACAACAGATGATGTTGCAGAGTTGATGGATGAAAGTTTTGGCGAACCAATCACAGCAGATCGTGTTGACAGTTTTGTCAAAATGGCAAATCAAGTTGAAGACTATGTTCAAAGTGGAACTCTCGATGAGAATATGAATGTTACGGGTGATATTGCAAAATATAACAAACAACTTCTTCCACTCCTGAGACGCATGCTTCCAAAATTGGATGCGGTATATGCTCTGACATCAGTTCAGCCTGTTGACGCACCAACAAGTGAAGTGTTTGTTCTTCGTTCCAACTACACAGGAAATATTCTTACTGGTGAAAATGTAAGTCTTGTCGTTGTAGACATTGTAGACACTGCTGACATCACACCACCTGCGGTTGGTACTGAGATCACTGGTAATGGTGGAGCAAAAGCTGAAGTTGTGTTTGTTGAAACAAATGCTTTTGGTGGAAACGCTAAAAAGCTGAGAATCCTTGCAAAAGTCACAGTAGCCGGAAATGGTTTTCAAGTTGGTGATGATGCTGGTGTTGGAACTGCTACGATTGCAAATTCTTATACAAACGAAATGTTCTTCAAACAGATTCTTCCATCTTACAGCGGTTCAATGACCACTGCTACCGGTGAGAAACTTGGTGCAAGAAATGCAACAACTGGAGCGATCACCAACCCATTCAATGAAGTTGGTGTGAGTATTGAAAAGATGCCTATCACTGTGAGCACAAGAAAACTGAAAGCACGTGTTTCTCTTGAATTGCTTCAAGATTTAGAGAAGCTCTTCGGTGTTGATGGTATCAACGAGGTCAACAAAATTTTGGCAAATGAAGTTGCTTTAGAGATCGATTATACTGCGATCGAGGAAGTCAAAAAAGTTGCAAAAGTTCAATCAAATTATACTGTTCATGCCACATCTAGCGGGAGTAGATGGTTTATGGAAGCATATCAGGGTCTGTTATCTAAAATTCTTTTTGAATCAACTGCGATCGCTGGTCGTACCAGACGTGGACGAGCAAATAAGCTCATCACCACAACTCGTGTCATCTCTTCTTTGCAAACACTCGGAATGTTGAACGGAACAGCTACAAGTGCAGGTAACGCTGTTGGAAATGGTCAGACATTCAAAGTTGGAACTTTGAAAGGTTCTAACATCGAGGTCTTTCATGACTTTTACAGTGATGAGGAATACGTTCTGTTGGAAAGAGTCGGTGAGAGTTTTGATGCTCCGATTGTCTACTCTCCATATATCGCGTTGCAGTTCTTACAAGCAACCGATCCTGATACCTTACAACCTGTACTCGGTGTCATGAGTCGTGATGCGTTTACTCCAAACACAACGTACGATCAACCGTCTGCGAGTGTCAGCTATTTTACAGTCGATTTTGCAAATACACCAATCAGTTAGTCTTTTGATTAACTGATCTATTTTACGAGAGGGGGTTAACCCCCTCTCTTCCCCTAAAAATCCAAAAACTTCTATTTTTCCAAGCTATCTTTCAGCATTTCTATGATATAATAACACTATATCAAAAAGAAAGGTTTCAAAATGGCTCCAACTATTCAAACATACAAAGTATTTGCGAAAGACGGCTTCTATCAAGAGTTGAGTGACGAAACAAGGTTCATTGGTTATCTGGGCAACTACTATTATGATAGTGATAGTCAACCAAACCTCTTCGTTTCAGATGAAGCAAGAAGAAACGTCAATTTTTCAGATGTAGTATCTATTGACTCGACAATTACATATTCAGGGGAACGATCGATGGGTGACATTGACCTTGATGTGACGCTTTTGGAATTTGTTCCTGTTGTGTTGTTTTTGTAACTTTCCACACAAAACCTCAACCAAAGGAAAACCCAGAAATGTCCAACTATGAAAACATCACCGTTATTCACACCGATGGAAGCCAAACCCCTTTTACCATCCATCCAATCAGAGACATGATAGAAAGAGCTTGTCACAAAACATCAGTCAAACCACATGAGATCGAATCCATCATTTCTCTGTCAATTGGGAAAAGAAAAACGATCAAAACATCAGACATCCAGACAATTCTTATCGACTCTGTCTTCAACAAGATCGATGAAGATCATCCTGAATATGCTCTGATAGCAGGAAGACTCAAACTTTCTCTTCTTCAAAAACAAGTCTTCAAAATCAGTGGAATCAGCCATGATGACCCTGATGTTCTGAAGAAGATGTACTACTTCAACAAAAAACGATACTATCGGAAAGACAAAGCTCCAGAAGACATCTTGAGTGAAAAGGAATTGAAGTCTTTCACTCAATTCATCATCAACAATAATGAAGACTTCAACAGAGACATCAATCAACTCAATGCCATGGAAAAAAAAGACTACCTCATCAGAGACATTAAAAACAGAGTGAGAGAGTACCCATTCATCATGGATGCTCTCAATGCTCTATATCTGACAATGTACGAGAATGAAGAAGAGAGACTGGAGTTGGCAAAATACTACTTCTTAGAGTTCACGAAAGACAAGGTGTCGTTGGCAACCGCTTTGAGAAGAAACCTTCGACGACAAAGAGGAAACCTCTCATCTTGTTTCATCGGTGAAATGCCAGACGACCTCAACGGTCTAATGAACGGCTACAAGTCAATTGCCAGAATCTCCAAACATGGCGGTGGTCTTGGTTGGTTCTTTGGAAACATCTCCCCATCATGTGCATCATCACTCAATGTCAAAAAGAGAAAACCAGTCACTGCATGGGTGAGAGTCGCAAACGCTCTCTCAATCGTCGATCAGGGTGGAACAAAGCCAATGGCTCTCACAGCTGCAATCCCATGGTGGCATTACGATGTCAGACTCTTCCTTGATATCAAAAAGGAAAACAGTGGTGAGTTGAGAGACAAAGCCTTTGACATCTTTCCACAGATTGTCGTTGATGACTTCTTTGTCGAGAAAGCAAGGAAGAGAGAAGATGTCTATCTCTTCGATCATCATGAGGTCTATCAAAGATTTGGAATCGACATGAATGGACTGGTGCATGATGAACTCTATGAAGCTCATGAGTTTATTCAAGAGTCTATCAAAGATGGAACACTTCAACACTTCGTCAAGATCAAAGCAAATGAACTCTGGAAGATGATTTTAGAGAGTTGGTATGAGATCGGTGATTTCTATATTACGCACAAAGATATGCTCAACATCCACAATCCATTGCTCAACAGAAAAATGACTGCAAAGTGTGCAAACCTTTGTGTTGAGAGTTTCTCTGTTTCAAAGCCAACGATGAGTTGGAGCGAGACTGTTGAAGACGGTGATGTGGTCAACGCTGAAGCAGATGGAATGACGCACGTGTGCAATCTTGTTTCAATCAACATGGACAAAGCCTATGAGACATTAGAACACAGTGTCAAGGTTGCGATCAGAATCTTAGATGCTTCTATTGATCTCTCTACATATCCAGTGGTGGAAGCTGAAAATTCTGCAAAAGCTCTAAGGAATGTTGGTCTTGGTGGTCTTGGTTGGGCTGATCTGATGGCACGCAAGAAGCTGATGTACAACACCCCAGAAGGTCTGAACTTCATGGAAGAAACACAAGAAAGAGTTGCTTTCTACGCTTATCAAACATCAATAGAGTTGGCGAAACAAAAAGGTGCATATCCATTGTTTGATGCGACGGAGTATGAAGAGAGAGGGTTGTTTGGAAGAAGATTCAACATTCTGGAAATGGAGTCAAAAAACCATTTTCCATGGATGAAACTTGGTTTTGATATCCAGAAGTATGGAATCAGAAATTCATGGTTACTTGCCATTGCACCAAACACAACATCAGCATTACTCATGGGTACAAGTGCTTCATATCTTCCAGTGTTCTCGAAAGAAAACATGCAACAGACAGCGACAATGACTGCGAGTGTGATACCAAAACACATCAAGAGTCGTTACTGGTACTACAAAGGAAGGTTCAATTACACGGTTGCCGAGATGGTTGAGGTGACGGCACGACTTCAAAAATGGGTGGACACGGGTATCAGCTTTGAAGTCAACATCAATCCAGATATACAGAATATGAAAGACATATCCGATGCTTTCTTGAATGCCTTTTCAGAAAAACGGTTGAAAGCGATTTATTATGTTCTAGGCATCGGCAAGGGCAGTTGTGAGGATTGTGCTAATTAGAGAGCTGACTAAGCTCTCTTTAAGCCTTTCTATGTTATAATAACACTATAACAAAAAAAGGAAACGCACATGACCGAAAAAGAAACAGAAATGCTGACACGACTCGATAACGCTATTGAAAACATGATCACCATCTTTGATCTGAAACTCACTGTTTCACGTGAAGCACCAACATTTGAGCAGACAGCTCTTTTATCAACAATCAAAGAGATGAAAGCACAAATCCCACATTTGAAGACATTTAACCAAAGAGTGGTGGTGTATGAAGGTATCCACGCACTTATCACAGAGTTGAGTAATCTGATTGGTTTTGAGATTGACTGATGTATCCGTTTGAACTGGAGATGATGGAACGTATTGATCGAAGCATCGAGAATCTCGACAGAGATAATGAGATTTTTGATGTGATCATGAAGATCAGACAGCAGATTCCAGAAACCGTTGATGACGAGGAACGAAGCTTTTTGTTTGGGGCGTTGTTGTCTCTGATCTACAAATTGAGAGAAGACTAAGCTCTCTTTCAGCGTTTCTATGATATAATGTCACTATAATAACAAAAAAAAAACAGAAAGGACTTATGATGAAAATCGTTAAACCATTTAAAAGTACAGATATTTGGACGAAGGAAGAAAGAGAGAGAGTCAGAGACTTTATTGTTCATGGTTTTCTTTTTAGGTATGACTCATCAAAGCAAAAAGCATTCAGTCTTAAAGACAATAGGTATTATCCAGTTGATTTAGAGACAGACAAAAACGATGGTCGTCGTCCATCATTGTTTGATGGTCAATTTTACATTGGTGATCTCAAAAGAGATGGTGATGAAATTGTCCTAACAAATAAAGAGTATCTTGATGATACAACACTCATTGCTATTCTTGAAGACATTAAAGATGATGGGGTTTATGTTGATTACATTGAATTTTTGGGTCATGAGTTTCATGTTTTGAGCGAGGTTGACGGCTACAACAATGAATTGGTTGTTGCATTTGTTTATGACAAGTTCACACTTGGAGTCCAGTTTTCCAAATTCATTCCAGAAAATTTTGTCGATGGTTATATCGATGCTTACATCAAGGCTAATTATGTTCAAGTCAAAGACAATGTTTGGAGACACCGTAATTTAGTAAGTGATAAAGAAGATGCAACCTATGATGATCTGAAAGAATCATTGAGCGACTGGTTGGCTGGTGTATCCAAATGAAGACATATGACGAAATTCAAGATGAGTTCAAGAAACTCAATGAAAGAGCTGAAGAGATGATTGTTGGGAATTTAAGTTTGATTGAGAGACTGGTCAAAAACAACCTCATCACTAAAGAAGCTGATCGACAAAAAGTCAAAGATGATTTTGAGAACATTGGTCGTTTTCTGCAAGAGATCAGACAAGACACCAAAACAAAAGAATCAGAGAAAGCGAAACAGTTGAGGTTTGCAAGAATGAATTCAGAAGAACTGATGGAAGAAGCACTGAAGATGAATAGAAAGGAAAAATGAAGATGGGATATATCATGGAAAAGAAATATTCAAGAGGTCATATCGGAAAAAGACATCAGACAACTGAAGGTTACATGGTGACTGTTGTTGACGGTGGGAGTAAACCTAAAATGTGACCGTTTGTGACGAATGGCTGAATTTTCAAGTCTTCGCTAAATGGTATAATGAACAATCGTACAAGCATGATGATCTGGATAAAGACATTCTCTCTAATGGAGCTAAGATGTACTCTCCAGAAAATTGTGTTTTGATTTCAAGAGAGTTGAACGCATTCATGGCAAACGTCCATTCAAACAACACATCTGGAGTCGTTGGAGTGAGTTGGCACAAACAGCATCAAAAATGGATTACACGTATCAGTGACCCTCGGACAGGGCAAGAAAGATTTTTAGGCTACTTCAACAACAAATACGAGGGTGGTGTTGTGTATAGGAAAGCAAGACTTGAAATCTATGAGAATTACTACAAACCAAAGTTCTCTAATAGTCATGACGAAAGAATATTCAAAGCTCTTGACAAACAACTCAAAAGAGAAATAGAAGATGTTGAGAGAGACTACATAAACTCTGTTTCATTAACTTCAAAACAAAAAGGAAGACATTGAAACAGAAGAAACTCTTCAACCCAAATGCGATCGATCAAGAAGTCAGCATCTTCGGTGGTGAAACGACAAACCTATTGGATTTGACGGAGATTGTTTATCCCAAATTTCATGAGTTGACGGACAAGGCGTTCTCTAACAACTGGTTGCCACATCGTCAGAGCATGATGAATGACAAATATGACTATGAGAACAATCTCACTCAACCAGAAAAGGATGCGTTCAACAAGCTTGTCAGCTTCCTAACCTTCCTAGATTCGCTCCAGACAAACAACCTACAAAACATCATGGCGTACATCACTTCGCCTGATATCGTCTATTTCCTAGCCCGTCAGACGTACGACGAGTCACTTCATTCAAGATCATATGCTCACATCTTGACATCAATCATGTCAGTGCAGGAAGCAAAAGACCTCATCAACCTCTGGAATGACTATGAACCGTTGAAAAAGAGAAATGAATGGATTGCCGACATCTATCAAACATTCGTTGACAAACCGTCAGAGAGAAACTTCGTCAGAGCATTGTTAGGGAATTTCATGCTAGAGGGAGTTTACTTCTGGAGTTCATTCTATTTCTTTCACAATCTTGGGTCGAGAGGGCTGATGAACGGGAGTCAAATCCAAATCAAGTACATCCAAAGAGATGAGTACGTTCATTTGCAAGCATTCATCGAAATCTTCAGAATCATCAGAGAGGAAAAATCAAACCTCTTCAATGAAATGAAGAGTGAATTGACTGATCTCTTCCAAAGAGCGGTTGAGATCGATCTGGAATTTTCCAATGATGTCATTGGTGACGAAATCTTTGGAATCAACACGACCACAAACACAGATTTCACGTTCTACAACGCCAACACCAGAATGAAAGAGATTGGTCTTGAAGCGATCTTTCCAAAGAGTCAGAACCCTTACAGACACTTAGACAGAATGGCGGCGTTTGATGATGAAACGACACAGCGATAAAACCAATTTGAAGTTTCATCGACTACATATAAACAAGCAAACACAATTGATGGATGGGATGAAATATGAAAAACTACATAGGTGTAAAAGAGATAAGAGCAAAGAAAATGAGTAGAGGTGAGTACAACACCTTAAGGGGTTGGGAACTTCCAAAAGATGAAGACCCGACTGATGAAGGATACTTGGTAGAGTATCTTGATAGCAACACAACTGTTCACCCCGACTTTGAAAACTACATCAGTTGGTCTCCAGCCGATGTGTTTGAGCGTGCATACAGACAAACCGATGGAATGAGCTTTGGTTTGGCTATTGAAGCTATGAAGATGGGCTATAAGCTTGCTAGAAAAGGTTGGAACGGAAAAGACATGTGGATTGTTTATATGAGTGGTATGAAACTACCGCCATATAACACACAAGGCACCAATAGAAAAGTAAACGATAGAACGGCTAAACTGATAGGTGAAGACACCCCACTTGTAACACTCCCTTATATAGCAATGTGGACTGCTGATAAAAAGTGGCTACCCGGATGGCTTGCAAGTCAAACAGATATATTGGCTGATGATTGGATGATCGTTGAGTAATTA